AACGCTCCATTTAGAACTGTAAGATTTGCTATGAATTACTTATTAGCAGACGAACCTAACAGAGTTGGTGAACACGCAACAGTTAAGTGTATGGCAGGAGAATTTGCAGAAATACTTCCAATTAGTATTCCAAGTAAAGTAGCACTAGTAGGTGCAGAACTTAGAACAACTACAATTAGACCAGCAGATGCTACACGTGATGTTATACCTGGAGAGAAAACAGTAGAAGATCCGAATCCGGCAAATTTAAGTATTCCTAACGATAATAATAGACAAAATATGTTTTATGTTAGAAACGGTTGCGGAATTAGAAACTTAACACTGACAGGACTAACTGGAGTATTAGTTGGACCAAATAATTATGGAACAAGCAGACCTACAGGCGGAGCATTTGTTTCTTTAGATCCAGGAACTGGACCAGATGATACAAGTGTTTGGATTGCAAACGTAAACAATATGCAGTATACACCAACAGCTGGTACCTATGAACCAACAACTGGAGTAATGACTTTAACACTACCAACTGCACAATACACACCTACAACAGGAACAACTTACGATCCAACAACAGGATTAATGACATTAGCATTTGATTCGGTACACGGATTAGCTGTAGGCGAAGAAATTAGCTTTGATAACGAAAGTATTCAATTTAGTTGTGCATCAAATAACTATGCGAGTCCGCAAGCGTATCCAAGAGTTACAGATCCTGCGTATGGTGGTGAGTTGCGTAAAATTGTTGCTAAAACAGATAAAACAATTACAGTAAATGTAGGTATAAGTTCAAATACATCTGAACATAGATTTGTAAGTGCTACTGCTAACGCAGTAAATTGGGCACACAATATTAAAATAGGAAATACTATTACATTAGACGATCAAAGTTTAACATGGACATGTGCAAGTGATGGAAATGCAACACAACTTTCTCATCCAAGAAGCACAGACCCATACTATCAGAAAAACATTTTAATTACAAATGTAAATGGTAATGTTATTACAATGAATGTTGGAATTAGTTCTGAAACATCAGCACACACATTTGTAAGTGCAACAGCAGGCGCTGTAAACTTAAAAAGAATTGCAGGCGGTAGATCAACATATGTACAAGGTGTTACAACAATTGGTAACAACTGTATTGGTATGAAGATCGACGGCTCACTACACAACGGTGGTAATAGATCAATCGTTGCTAACGACTTTACACAAGTACTAAGTGATGGTATTGGTTACTGGGCAACAAACAGAGGACGCTCAGAGCTTGTATCAGTGTTTACCTATTACGCACACATTGGATATCTAGCAGAGAATGGTGGTATATTACGTGCAACAAACGGTAACAACTCTTACGGAACATTTGGTAGTGTTGCTGAAGGATTTGATACAACAGAAACTCCTCAAACTGCTACAGTTAATAACCAAAGTGGAGAAGCGTCAGTAGACGAAGTATTCAGTACAGGTTCTCAAATTTTAGCACTTGCATATAAAAACACAGGACAAACTTATACACAAGCAACACTAGCAACTACACAAGCATCAGGTAGTGGTCTTGATATGAGATATGATGAATTTAGACAAGGTGCTATTTCAAAAATTGATTTAGTACTACCAGTTGATAGTACAAGAGTAGGTGGCTCAGGATTTAAAACTTTTGGTAACACTGCACAAAGCGGAGACACAGCAAGTATTACACTTGCGGCATCAGAAGTAAGAACAAAAGCACAGTTACTCGGAATGAGATTATTTATTACCAGCGGCTTAGGAGCAGGACAATATGGTTATATTCAAAATTACGATCCTGTCTCAAAAGTAGCAACTATATTTAGAGATTCAACTAACACAGCAGGATTTGATAATATTGTTCCAGGAAAACTTACTGCCACAACACTAGATGGAACTACAACTTATACTTACGAACCAAGAGTTAATATTTCAGAACCTACTTTCTCTAAAACAAATACAAGTGTTCAAACAGGAGCATTAGATATAGGATATAGCGATGGAGCCGGATTATGGTATTATGCTCCTAGTGGAACTAATGATTGGTATGTTTCAGCAGACGGAGCTGTTTGGACAGCAAGAGATTTAACAGATTATAGTTTAAGTTGGTCAGGATTTGCAAAAAAAGGTCCGTTATTAGCGGCAGTAGCAGATGGTAGTGACAAACTAGTATATTCAAATGATGGTATTAACTTTGATCATTCAACACTTCCTACAAGCACAACATGGAAACATGTAGAAATTGGCGGACCTAACAACGATACTATTATGTGTCTTGCTACAGGAAATGGTAACATTTATAAAAATACACTTACAACAGGCGCTGACTCAACACAAGTTACAAATGATGCTTGGACAACAGTAGCAACAGGTGCAAGTGCAACTACATGGGTAGGACTAGCATATGGTGCAGGTAAATGGATTGCATTAGCAGAAGATGGAACAACAGTTATATCATCAGACAACGGAGTTACATGGGCAACTGGAGCGGCAGTAACACCGTCAGCACCAGAAGTATATAGCGACTTAGCATTTGGTAATAACTGCTGGATTGCTACAATGAATCAATCGGATAGAGTTGCACATAGTGATAACGGAACAACATGGACTGATGCGTCACTAGTTGGAGATTCAGGAAGAGAAAATTATACAATAGGTTACACGCAAGGAGTATTCTTAGCAGTAAGTTCAACTGGAACTACAGTAAGTTCAAGTAATGGAGCATCTTGGACAGTAAGAGAAGCAACCGGAAACTTAACAGCAGTTGCTGGAGGAATTAGAAATAACTTACCAGCATTTGTTGGATTAGCACAAGCAGGAGCAGTGGGTAACATTATTACATGTGGAGCAAGAGCTTTTGCTAGAGTTGAAGTAGTAAACGGACAATTATCTCAGTTTAATATTTACGATCCAGGATCGGGTTACATTACAGCACCAACAATAACAGTTGAAGATCCTGAAGAAGCAAACGAACCTTATTGGTCAGTAGATATCAACAATGGTGTGTTACCACAACCAATATTCTACAATAGAGGAACAGGTTATCAAAGTGCTATTGTTACAGTTACTGGTAACGGTTTTGGAGAAGAATTACAAATTGGTAATACAATGAGAATTAGTGGAATTAGTATTATTCCAGGTCCAGGAGCAAACGTAAGATTTACAGGAAATGATACAATTTACAGATTGGTTAAAGTGACATCACAATCCGGAGTTGCACCAAATATTGAATTAACTTTCCAAATTAGTCCGGTATTAGGAAGATCAAACGCACCTATACACGGTACTGGAGTTACTATACGTGAAAGATATAGTAGTTGCAGACTTACAGGACACGACTTCTTAGACATTGGTACAGGTAACTTTACAGATACAAACTATCCTGCACTTTATGTTGAAGGGCAAACATCCGCTAATGATACAGTACAAGCAAACGAAGTTGTTGAATCAAATGGCGGAAGAGTATTCTACACAAGTACAGACCAAGATGGTAACTATAGAGTTGGAGAACTATTTAGAGTTTCACAGGCACAAGGTGGCGTTACTTTAAGTGCTGACTTCTTTGACTTAGAAGGATTGGACGAATTAAGACTTGGTGGAATTAGAGTTGGAGGAACACAGGCTGTTATTAGAGAATTTAGTACTGATAACACATTTGTTGCTAACTCGGACAATATTATACCAACACAACGAGCATTAAAATTATATGTTGAAAATAGATTTAATGGTGGTGGATCTAATTTGTTTACCAACAAACTAACAGCAGGTCAGTTATCATTCGAAGACAGAACTATGTCAAACACAGCTGGATCAAATAATCCAGACGCAATGGCAACAGTAGCAGTTGATATGACAATACAAGGACCACTAGGCGGCGGTTTAGCCGCATTAAATATGTTTATGTCGGGCAGAACTGAACGAGATGACTTTAACGGATAATGATAAATATGTATAATATCAAGAACGGAGCAAAAAATGGCAGAATTTAAGCTAGGTAGAATTAGATTTATTTGGAAGGACTCGTGGACTACAGGCACGGCGTACCTAAAAGATGACGTAATTAGATACGGTGGACGTACTTACGTTGCAGTGAAGGGACACACTTCCAGTGCTGATTTCTACACAGATTCATCACATTGGAACTTATTCAGTGATGGTACAAAATGGCAAAGTGATTGGTCAACAGCAACATTTTATAAAATTAATGACATCGTAAGATACGGTGGTATTATTTACATTTGTAACACTGGCCACACAGCACAAGCAACACTAGAAGCTGATCAATCAAAATGGGATCAGTTTGCTACATCAATTGACTGGAAAGATAATTGGGTAGCGGCAACAGTTTATAAAGCAAACGACTTGGTAAAATATGGTGGAAACATTTACTTGTGTAACACTGGTCACACTGCCGCGGCCACTAATGCACTTGGACTTGAAGCTGATACACTTAAATGGGATTTGTTCTCAGAAGGTCAAGACTGGAAACAGAATTGGGCAATATCAACTCGTTATAAAGTTAATGACATTATTAAGTATGGTGGAACACTTTATGTTTGTAACACAGGACATACTTCAAATGCTACAGCCGCAAACGGCCTTGAAGCAGATCAATCAAAATGGGATTACTTAAACAAAGGGTTTGATTACTTAGGTGAATGGACTAATGTAACACGCTATAAAGTTAATGATATAGTTTTATATGGTGCTACACTTTATATTTGTACAACTCATCATACATCAGTTGCTACAAATCCAGACTCACAGTTAGGTACACTACAAGCTGATATCGCAAATTGGGAAAAATTTGTTCCAGGATTAGAATTTGAAAATACATGGCAACCAGATGAAAGATATCAACCAGGTGACTTTGTAACTTATGGTGGTAACCAATATGTTGCTAACGATAATGTTTTTGCAGAAAACCCTGCTTCTAGTTCTAAATGGGATTTAGTAACTTCTGGATTTAATCTTAGAGGTGACTGGGGAGACGATTCAACTAACCAAGATTATAGAATTGGTGATGTTGTTAGACTAGGTGGTTATACTTATCTATGTATTGCTGACCACCAAGCACAACGTCCGCCAAACGCTACTTATTGGGCATTATTAAACCAAGGTATTGAATGGAAAAACGGTTGGACAACTGCAACACTTTATGACAAAGGTGATTCAGTACGTGAAGGTTTGATTAGTTATATTTGTGTTCTTGCACATACATCAAGTGGTTTAAACAAACCATCAGCAGACGATGGCACATATTGGAATACACTAGCAAGTGGTGCTGAAGAATCAGCAATTACTACTGAAGGTGATTTACTTTATCGTTCAGGATCAGGACCAGCAAGATTGCCAATTGGCACAGAAGGTCAAGTACTAAGTGTAAGTTCAAGTGGAATACCTGAATGGAGAGAATTTGGTTCAACTCCAGATGTATACTATGTTGCAACAAACGGTTTAAACAATCCTTTTCCAACAAACGGTTCAAACTTAGACCGTCCTTGGAAATCAATTCGTTATGCATGTGAAGAAATTGAAAAAGGGCCTAAGAATCCTAATGCGGCTTCATTGTTGTTAGAAAATAGAACGTTTATAGCATTTGAAACTGCTAAATGGGCTAAGAGACAAATCATTACACAGACATCACCATTCTTTATTGGTTTTGCTTTTGACGAAGCAAAGTTCCAAAGATTAGCAGGTTTTGCAATAGATGCAATTATATTAGATCTTAAAAAAGGTGGAAATGTTGACACACGTAGAGTTGCACAAGCAATGAAAGATAACGTAAGTCCAGATTACTTTACAACTGGTTCTGAAAGTCAAAACGTTGCGGCACTTAACTTTGTAGTTACAGTCGCAACAGATGTTGTTAATAGTGCAACACCAGCGGCAGACTATCAAGATTTAGATAGTGTGGCGGCGGGTGATAGATACTTGCAAATTAAAGACGCTACAAGAGCACCAGAAGTAGACGTAGTAGCGGCTATAACAGCAAGTATGGCAGTTATTACTAATGCAATTACACTAGGTGCAGGTTATACTTTACCAGTTGAATCTAAGCCACACAAAGTTATCTATGTTAAAACAGGAACATATAACGAAGTACTACCTATTAGAGTTCCAGAAAGAGTTGCTGTTGTTGGTGACGAATTGCGTTCAACTAGAGTTGAGCCAGCAGGAAGTGTAACAGCGGCAGGTGATACAACATACTCACTAGCTGGTATACTACATATGAAATCAATAATTGATGATATTATTGAAGGTACAACTATTACAAGACAAACTGGTAATACGCTTACACAGAATGTTAGTAAGCCTTGGAGTACTTCAGGAGTATCAGCAATAGTTGAAGAACTATCTCAAGAACTTTACGATCAAATTGATTACTTAGTTAACGGAGCATCAGGTGATTCATCAGCGCCAGCGTTTAGAGGTTCGAATTCTAGAGTAGATGACGAAAATAAAGCGGCGGCGGCAAGATTATTACTTCTTAACAAAGCATTTATTGGACGTGATGTTACAAAATATATTAATGTTAACTATCCATCATACACTTTTGATGAAGGGGCATGTGAAGCAGATGTTGCACACTATATTGATGCTTTCATTTATGACTTAATTTATGGAACAGGTGAAGGTAGTAACTATGCTACGCTAATGGCAGGATTAATGTATGGTAATAGTGTAACCGGTTCTGTGTTAGAAAACATGTACTTACTAAGAGACGGTACAGGTATTAGAAGCATGACACTAGGTGGATTAACAGGAACATTAGGAAGTGCAAACGCTTATGGAACTAAACGTCCAACAGCAGGAGCATATTGTTCGTTAGATCCAGGGTGGGGCCCAGACGATACAAGAGTTTGGATTAGTGCAAGATCACCATATGTACAAGGTGTAACTAACTTTGGTACAGCATGTATTGGTTTAAAAGTTGACGGTTCACTACACGCAGGTGGTAACGATTCAATTGTTGCTAACGACTTTACGCAAATCTTAAGTGACGGTATTGGTGCATGGGTTACTAACTTAGGTAGAGCAGAACTTGTTAGTATCTTCTCATACTACGGACATATTGGATACCTTGCAGAAAACGGCGGTAAGATACGTGGTACTAATGGTAACTGTTCATACGGTGACAAAGGTGCAGTATCAGAATTTATTGACGTTACTGAGATTCCAACAACCGGTGGTGTTGAAAATAGAAAACTAGAAGCACAAGTTGGTAGAGGATTAACAGACGGAAGTCAAATTATTCACTTAGAATATACTAACGCTGGTAACAACTATACAAGTGCAACATATACAATTAGTGGAGACGGCTATGGTGCTGTAGTTGCTAACGCAAACGTTGTTAATAACGGTGTATTTGAAGTTAGATTACGTAATCCAGATGACGGATCTACTTATAATGCAAAAGATACTAACAGCGACGGACTGTTTAATGATGCAGACTCAATTGGTGGTAGAGGTTACTCAAGCAGTGAAAATACTGCACAGGCAGGTAATACTACACAGATTACATTGTCAAACACTGAAACTGCTAACAATACAAAATACGTAGGTATGAGAATTGTTATTACAGCAGGTACAGGTGCAGGACAGTATGGATTTATTAGTGCATACAACTCAGGTACTAAAGTTGCAAGTATTGCAAAAGAAAGTGATAACTCGGCAGGATGGGAAACATGGCACCCAACTAATGGTATTGCGGCAACACTAGATGCTACAACAGCATACAGTATTGAACCAAGAATCGAAGTTGTTGGAGGTGGCGGATCAGGAGCACAAGTTAGAGCAAGTGTAACTACAGGAAGAATTACACAGTTCTATATTGTGAATCCAGGAAGCGGCTATACAAGTACTCCTACACTAACAATTACTGACCCAAGTGAAACTACTGAAGTTCCATGGGAAGTTAGAGTTGGTAATGGTGTGCTTACACAGCCTACGTGGACTGCAAGAGGTACAGACTTTGAAACAGCAAGTGCTACTGTAACTGGAGATGGTTATGCTGACATTTATCAATCAGCACAATTTATGAACGTTTACGGAATGAGTGACATTCCAGTTGAAGGTGCAAACCTACAACTTGAAGGCGATAGTAGATACTTTAAGATTGTGTTTGTTAGAGAGTTGTTAGGTAGTGCAGGTAACTATACTGCTAACTTACAAGTATCACCAGACTTAGGAGTTGAAACTGCTCCAGAGCATGGAACAAACATTACAATTAGAAGAAGATTTAGTCAAGTTAGATTAACAGGACACGACTTCTTAGACATTGGTACTGGTAACTTTGCTAATACCAACTATCCAGGAACACCTGTAATTGCTAACGATCCAAATGATGAAGTTAACGAAGCTGGCGGAGGTAGAATATTCTACACAAGTACTGACCAAGATGGTAACTTTAGAGTTGGTAGATTGTTCAACGTTGAACAGTCAACAGGATCTGCGAGTTTGAATACAAGTGCATTTAGTTTAGCAGGACTACAAGAATTGTCACTAGGTGCAGTTGGCTTAGGACAAGGCGGCGCTGTTATTAATGAATTTAGTACAGATGGTACATTTAGTGCTAATTCAGATAACGTTGTTCCGACACAAAGGGCAATTATTACATACATCAATTCACAGATTGGTGGAGGTAGTAGCTCTCTGAACGTTAACGCAGTTACAGCAGGTAAAATAAATATTACTGGAAATACAATAGGTACAACCGATAATAGTCCAATTACTGTAACTACGGGAATGAACTTTAACGGCGGTGTAAGTGGAAGTCCAGTTGCATTTGCGTACTTTTTAACAAGTAAAACATAATGGCTAAATACTAACATAGGAGTAATAAAATGGCATCAGGAATATTAGGATCAAGCGATCTTTCAGCAAATAGTGATACTACTGTCTATACAGTACCGGCTGATACATATAGTGTTGTGACTGTGAACTTTTGTAATAGAGGTTCAAATACAGCAAACATTAGATTAGCAACAAGTACTGGAGATACACCAGGTGGAAACGAATACTTAGAGTATGACGTATCCGTAGGACCAAACGGTGTATTAGAGAGAACAGGTATTGTTATTGACGCAACTAAGAAAGTTGTTGTAAGATCATCTCAAGCATCTGTAACCTCAATGGTTATGGGTATTGAAACAGCCGTACCGGCGGCATAACATAAGGATAGGATAAAGCAATGGGAAGAAGATTATCAGTAGGTTCACCAGGTTTAACTGTCCCTTTTGGAACTACGGCACAAAGAACAGCAGACGCTGGAGCAGGCGCACTAAGGTTTAATACTGAGTTAACAAACTTAGAATTATACAATGGTACAGCTTGGTTACCAGTTGGTGTTTTAAATGGCGTGACAGTGACAACAACATATTCGGCACAATCAGGACAACAGTTGTTCTGTGACACTAACAGTGGCGGCTTTACAGTTACTTTACCAGGCAGTCCAGCAACAGGTGACATCATAAGATTCTTCGACTTAAGAAAAACTTTTGATTCCAATGCTTTGACAATTGGTAGAAACGGTAAGCTAATACAAGGTGATAGTGCAGACTTAACTGTTAATTCAGAAGGCGCGGCTTTTGATATTGTTTATTCGGGCGATAGCTACGGATGGCGTATCTTTACTGTATAAGAATTATTAAGGAAACGTAAATGGCAACATACAGCAGTTATAAAAAGATTACATCAGCAGGTATACCAGATGGGTCAATTACTAGATCTAAACTGCAAGCCGGCGCTGGTGCTTGTCGTAGAACACAATGGGTGTTCAACGAACGCGGTATGCAGTGCCATATGTGTTCAAGACAATCAGGATGTTGTCAACAGGCAAATGGTAGATGTTGCTACTGGTGTGTACCAGACAATGTTTACAAAGTAACATTTGAAATCTGGGGCGGCGGAGGCGGCGGTCCAGGACACACATGTTGTAATAACTGTTCATTTGCAATTGGTGGCGCAGGCGGTAACTATGCAATTAGAACAATAGACACTAATCCAGGATGTCAATATAGTGTTTGTGCTGGCGGCAGTTGGCCATGTGGTAAATCACATACATGTTCAGCAGGCATGGGATGTAAATCCTATGTTAATGGTCATAATCTAAGTAACTTTTGTGTTACTGGTGCTTGTGGCGGTTGGATGTGTAATGGAGATGCATGGGGTCAAAGACATGCTGTAACAAACTGTGCTAACTGTTTGATTTGTGGAATTTTTGGTGCAGATTTTGGTATGATGGGCGGTATGGGTATTAAAGCAGGTACTACTACTTGTAGATGTCACGGACAAACAAGTTGGACAGGAGCCGCGGCAGGTATAGGAACATATTCAGGAACAGCTACTAACGAAGCATGGTGTGCATGTGGATGTCACATTAACTGGCCAGCTGGTGGTGGTGTTCCAGGAACATCTAGTTATTGTGATAACTGGGCAAAATGTTGTGCAGGTGGTTCAGGTCAAGGCGGATCTGGCATAGTAAAGATAACATTTGTATAAGGAAAAATTATGGCAACATACGCAAGTTATAAAACACTAACAGCAGACAACTTTCAAGACAATAGTATTACGGCGTCTAAACTAGGTGCTCAAGCAGGTAACAAATTTAATACATTTTGGGTATATAATGAACGTGGCCTACAGTGTCATGCATGTGCAGACGCAGGCGATTGTTGTCAACAAGCAAATGGTAGATGCTGTTATTGGACAGTTCCTGCAAACGTTGCTAAAGTAACATTTGAAATTTGGTCAGGTGGTGGTGCAGGTGCAGGCGGAACATGCTGTAACTACTGTCAACACTCAGCAGGTGGCGCAGGCGGTAACTACGGTGTAAAAACTATTAGTACATGTCCAGGATGTACATATTCAATTTGTGCTGGAGGCACTTGGCCTTGCAGTAAAACACATACATGTTCAGCAAGTATGGGTTGTAAATCCTATGTTAATGGTCATAATCTAAGTAATTTTTGTACAACAGGTGGTTGTGGTGGATGGATGTGCAACGGAGATGCATGGGGTCCAAGACATACACAAACATGTGCTAACTGTAACGTTTGCGGAATTTTTGGTGCAGACTTTGGAATTATGGGATCAACCGGAGTATCAGGCGGACACGGTGGATGTCAATGTAAATCAGGTGACTGGGGAATGTCAGGTTCAGCACCATTTGTTGGAAGACATAGTGCAGGTTCTAACGCAGAAGCATGGTGTAACTGTGCTTGTTATGTAAACTGGCCATCAGGTGGTGGACAAACAGGACAGAGTTCATATTGTGGTAACTGGGCAAAATGTTGTTCAGGCGGTAATATGGGCGGCTCGGGAATGGTAAGAATAACATTCGCTTAAAGGAAAGATAAAAAATGGCAACATATGCAAGTTATAAAAAAGTAGCAAATGACAGTTTAGTAGACGCAACAATTACATCTGCAGATATTGCTCATGGAAACGGAAATAATTACGGTGTGCAATGGATATACAATGCACGTGGTATGGTTTGTCACCAATGTGCTAGACAAAGTGGTTGTTGTGAACAAGCTAACGGAAAATGTTGTTACTGGTGTGTACCAGATGGTGCAAGTACAGTAACTTTCGAAATTTGGTCAGGTGGCGGAGGCGGCCCTGGTAGTACATGTTGTAACTATTGTATGTTTACAATTGGTGGTGCTGGAGGAAATTATGCTTCCAAGACTATTAGTACATCACCAGGATGTCAGTACAGTGTATGTGCAGGCGGCAGTTGGCCATGTGGTAAAGCACACACTTGTGGCGCAGGCATGGGATGTCGTTCATATGTAAATGGATACAACCTAAGTAACTTCTGTACTGATGGTGGTTGTGGCGGCTGGATGTGTAATGGAGACGCTTGGGGTCCAAGACATACACACTTTGGTTGCGAAAACTGTAGAATTTGTGGTATATTTGGTGCTGACTTTGGAATGATGGGAACAACAGGATGGGAGCCAGGACACGGTTACTGTCACTGTGTGTATACATATTCTGGATCAGGACAACCACCTTTAATTGGAAAAATGACAGTAGGTGTTACTAACGAAGCATGGTGTAGTTGTGGATGTCACATAGAATGGCCATCAGGCGGAGGAATGCCTGGCGTTGGTTCATACTGTGGTAACTGGGCAAAATGCTGTGCAGGTGGATCTGGCCAAGGTGGTTCGGGCGTTGTTCGAATAACTTTTATGTAAATGATAAATAGTATTAGGAGCTGAATAATATGAGAAAAATAAGCAAACAATTTACGTACCCAATTTGGGACGAATGGCGTAAAAATAGTTTTACGCAAGGTAAAACAGGCACCTTTACTTACGAAGGTCCGGAGTTTTTAACATTTGAAGTACAAAACGACCCGTCATCAGAAGATTACGGAAAAGAATCTGGATGGTGTTTATGGGAAAAACGTGATTTAGAACGTCCATCAGGACAAGACATTACAAGAGTAACAGTTGATTGTAAAGAAAATCCTTTACTATGTGAAATTGGTAATGATGATGGTAAAGAGTCTGGTATTATGCTAAGACGTCAAAGAGACTGGGAAATACTTTGGGACGCTCCAGAAGGTTATCCAGATGTAGAATACACGGATGAATTAGAACCTAGAGATGTATATGACGAGCAAGGTATTACTTACGACTTTGAAACAGAAGAATTTAATATTGGTGTTCATGACTGGGCCGCAACAGGAACTAAAATGGACCTAACTTGGCAAGAAGTTAGAGATGTTAGAGACCAAGAATTACATGATACAGATGCTAAAGTTGGACAGACAGACGCTCCAGAATCAATCCAACAAGGTTGGAAAGATTATAGACAAAAACTAAGAGATCTACCAGCTGTAATGGAAGCTAGAGGTTTTGAACCTTGGCAAGCAGTAATGATGTTTCCTATTGCTCCAAAGGATATGAGAGATCCATCTGCGGCAAGTGATCCAGCAGACCCATACAGAGATGGTGCTTTTGCAGTTGATGTAAAAGTTGCCGCACAAAAAGCCGCTGGCAAAAAATAATCATATTTAAAATAATTAAAAGAACCCTTGCATAATTAATTTTATACAAGGGTTTTTTAATGGATTATTTTTCTAAAGGAAAAGGTTGTCACTACTATATCCTAGCCAGGATCGACTAATATTATCTTGCACACCTATAAATATTTTTATAACAGGAGAAAACATTGGAACGCAAAAAAGCATATTTTATGAACGGTGGAGCAGGCAGAGTTGTTGCAAGTATTCCAGCGTTTGAAAAACTCTACGAAGAAGACCAAGACTTTATTATTGTTTGCGAAGGCGGTATGGACTTTTATAAAGGTCATCCGCAACTACACGAACTAGCATACGACCATTGGCATAAAAATTTATTTAAAGATTACATTAAAGATAGAGATTGTTTCTCACCAGAGCCGTATAGGATTTGGGAATATTATAATCAAAAATGTAGTTTAGCACAAGCATTTGATATTGCAATTAATAATAAAGGTATAAGAGAATTATCAGATCCTAAAATTTATATGAACAAGCATGAAATGGTTAACGGATATAAAATTGTTGAAGAAATTAAAGCAGTGACTGGAAAAGATAAAGTAGTAGTATTCCAACCATTTGGACGTACAGCAGAAAACATGGGCGACTTTGTAATTGATGGTACTTCAAGAAGTTTTCACTTAAATGATGTTATTAGAATTTGTAAAGACTTACGTGATGATTATGCTGTGATTATAATGAGTGAATTTCCTGTTGTAATTGAAGAAAATCCTAAAGTTCCTGTAGCAGTTCCACAAATTCCAGATGTAAGAGTTTGGTCAAGTGTTATCCAAATTGCAGATCATTTTATTGGTTGTGATAGTCTAGGACAACATATGGCAAAAGCACTAGGTACAACATGTACAAGTGTTATTGGCAGTACATATCCTATTAATATTTCTTATCCTAATTCTCCTGACTTTGATATTATTGACTTAGGACAAGGTAAGCGTAAGTTTAGTCCTATTAGACTTACAATGGAAGAAGAAGTAGAACGTTACAATGACGAAGTAATGGAGTTAAATGATGAAAGTTTTAAAAAAATTATTGCAAGTGCTCGCAAGCGTTTGGGTAAACCAAGAAGTTATACAGGAACGTTCAAACCGCAAGAACAGCAAGGCGAAGTATGCCCGACGCATGGGGTCGTACATGCTGAAGGAGTAACACATGCTAAACAACCTGCACAAATTTTAGGAAGATCGGGTGTGTAATGAAAGAACGTATTTCTAGAAGTTCACCAGATAGTTTTTTAAATGATACTTATGAAACTCTAATGGCACCACAAATAAGTGCAATGAAAGCTCTTGATACATGGGTAGTAGATGATTTGTATTATCCAAGATGGAAGAAGTTTTTAAAACTATTTGAAAGTTATTATGATAGACATATTGATTACGGTAACGGTACTTTGTATTATAAAAAGGATATGTCTTATCCCACAGATATAGATCCAAAAGAAGAGTACTTAGCGTTTATTAAGTTTCAGTTACAAAATTTACCTATCCGTATTAAGGATTTTCAAAAAGCGTGGGGTGTAAAATATCCACCAGGTGCATATAGCGGATTACATAGTCATGTACCAGGTAAACAATTAACAAGTGTACTATTTTTAGATACACCTAAACCTAGTATTACCTATCCGTTAGCAGGAAGTTTGACTACATTACAGCCTACACCCGATAGTACAATTAATTACATACAACATAAACCTATTGCAGGTAAACTTGTTATTATGGACGGTAAAGTATTCCATGGAACATACCCAACTCTAGAAGATAGACATGTGTTTGTTGTAGACATGGAGTATGAGACAACATTCTAATGGATCTAAATGCGGCATATCAAGGGGATAAGGATTTTTGGTTTCTATGTCACCACGGACGTATACCAGATTACTGGATTAGTAAAGACAAATATCCAGACTATTGGAAATTTTTACCATTATTTGATCACCCAAAAAATCAACATGTAGATTACGGCGGAGCAATAATACAATACGATGATGATTTTTCTTGGCCATATCATTCTACTGCATACTTAGACTTTATAAAAAATAGTATTGCTAAGTTTCAGTTTAAAAATGTACAATTTAAAAAATGTTGGTGGCTAACATATCCAGAAAATACTTTTAGCGGATTACATACACACGAAGATAGAGGACAACGTACAATGACTTGTGTTTTATTTTTGAATACTATTGAACTTAGTACACAAACTCCGTTAAACGGCAAACTAAAAGCAGTTACAATGAATCCTGTAACAGGAGAATTAGTCAGTGACATGATCAAATGTATTGCAGGCGATTTAGTAATAATGGACGGAAAAGTTTATCACGGTGTGTACCCAACATTAGAAGAACGTAAAGTATTTGTTGTTGACTTTACATACGAAGTAGAGATTGATTAATGATAAAAGTATACTGGTCGCCCGTAATTAATGTGCAAGATAATCAAGAATTTGTTTCTGAACTAAAATATTATGAACCAGAAACAATTTATAAGGATATAAACGCGAGAGAATTTTTTGGATTAGGTGCAGGTATGTGTCCTGCTATTGTAGACGAAGCAAAAAATACTTTTAGAGCTAAAAGCCCGATTGATTTTCATATAAAATTTGATTATGAAAGACAAGAAGCAACAAGTAAGTATGATATTGATCCTAATTTTTTAATGAATTACATAGGAGGGCCAAATGAAGAACATGTACATCAATTAGACCATCCTTGCTTCTTATTTTTTGCTGATAAGCCTTTAACAATGACACAATTACATCCTTACTATGAAGAGACTCAGTTCTCGTCAGTTACCATGGGGATTGCAGGTACATACAATATAGCAAGTTGGATCAGACCTGTACGTCCTGCGTTTAAATTTAAGGCAGGAGAAAATGAAATTGACATTGCTAAAGGAGAAACATTGTGTTATTTTAAATTTAACACAACTGAAAAAATAAAAATGGTTCGGTTTGATAGTGCTAAATTATTTGAGTCTAAAACAGGACCGGTAATGCAGTGCTTAGGATATAAAAACTTAAAAGCAAAACGCTTTTTACCAACGCCGTTGCAGGAATGCTATGATGCATTTAACAACGCAAGGTACAAAAATAGGTTAATAAAATATATAAAGGAAAATAAAGTATGACACAGTGGATTGGAGCAATTACAAGAGGACATAATGGCGGTGCTGTACTTCTTAAAGATGGAGAAGTAGTATTTGCAATCGAAGAAGAACGTCTTACTAGAAAAAAGTATGACGGTGGACCACTAGCCGCAATGACAAAGTTTTTAGATTATACAGATAAATTAGATTATCTTGTAGTAGCACATACACAACCATTAGAAGAATCAAGTAGAATTGACTTTAGTGGCGGAGATATGTATACCGGACTTGCAAGAAAGCTAGGACTTATTGATAGATCAGATAGTGCATATAGTCAAGATGGAAGATATGTGCATAGACAAGTTATTGATATGAGTTATGTGCATCATAAACTGCATGCGGCTTGTGCATTTTATCGTTCTGGATTTGAATCAGCAGTTAGTGTTGTTGTTGACGGAGCAGGAACCTTTATTCCTATGAATATTAATACAGGACTGTTTAATGAAGAGTATATGACATGGGAATGTGAAAGTATTTTTAGTTGTGCATATCCTGATGCTTTTAAAACTTTATACAAACACCAAGGCGGAAATGGACCTTATCCAGGAACACGCATTCCGTATATTCCTTCAGAGCGTGAAGGAGAAGAAGGATTTCATGAACTTATATTAGATGATAGTGCAGGTATTACAAAAGCATATGAAGCAGTAACACAATATTGTGGATTTCAGCCTATTGAAGCAGGTAAAACAATGGGACTTGCTCCATATGGTAAAAAGAATTTAAATATTCCACCAATTTATACTGACAGCAACGGTGGTAAGTGGCGTACAAGTGATAGGAATGTTATTATTCCTACATATCCAAATGCGGCTCTTGTAAATGAAGGCAAATATGAGTATTTAGAAACATCACAAGATGTATTAGAAAGCAAAAAAGACTTAACTACACTAGAAAACCGTCGAGACATGGCATATGCTGTGCAAGAAGGATCGCAACAAGAAGTATTAAACCTTATTTTTAAAGCAGTTGAAATGTCCGGCAATAAAAACGTAGTACTAAGTGGAGGCTATGCACTTAACTGTGTTGCAAACTACTGGTACCTTGATAAATTAAACAAAGAAGGTATTAAGTTATATGTTGAACCAGTATCTAGTGATGCAGGAACAGCAATTGGCGCGGCCTTATTAGTGTACCATCAAACAACAAAAGATAAAACTGTACGTTCGTATGCTGAAACAATCTACGAAGGTTTTACTTATAATTACGATATTAAAGAAATTAAAGATACTGCTGAAAAATATGGTGCAAGTGTTGTTGACGCAGATCATGTTAAGGTTGTAGAATTAATTAGAAATAAAAATATTGTTACAATGTTCCAAGGCAAGAGTGAAAATGGACCACGTGCATTAGGTAATAGAAGTATACTTTTTGATCCAACTATCGAAGATGGAAAAGATTACGTAAACAAAGTTAAACGTAGAGAATATTTTAGACCATTTGCTGGCACAATTATGTTAGACTACGCACATGAATGGTTTGACATGCGTGGATTAGAAGAAAGTCCGCATATGATGTATGCAATGAATTGCCAAGAAGGTATTGCAGAAAAGATTCCAAGCATTATTCATGTTGATGGCACTTGTAGAATTCAAACTGTGACCAAAGAACAGAATAAACACTACTATGAGCTTATCGAAGAGTTTTATAAACAGTCTGGAGTTCCAATTATTTTTAATACTAGCTTTAATTTGGGCGGAGAACCACTTGTTGAAACACTCGATGACGCTGTACGCACACTTTATAACAGTGAAATGGAGTATTGCTACTTACCTGAATACGGTAAATTGATAGAAATGAAGAACTAATGAGCACCAATATACATTTATTTGGCATACCAGTTTACAAAACACTACTCAAAGCACACAGCAAAGTTCAAGAAGATTTTAAAGAAGTTCTTGAACAAGACTCTCATTTTAATAAAGTACCAACATGGTATAGTAACGTAGATACAACATATGGTAACTCACAAGCAAATAATTTACCATTCAAGCAGTTTATTAGATCAGCTGTTGAAGGATTGAACGAGTATTTAGAAGTATTTGAAATAGATGTTCCATTAGACTATCAAATAGAGTGTTGGGTTAATAGATATCAACCAGGCCAGTTCCAAGAAATTCATAATCATGCTGGCCCTGCACATATCAGTTGTGCTTACATGCTTAAGACGCCTCCTAATAGCGGAAATTTTGTATTCCATAATAACACATATGATTATTTTCACCAAACAGGCCTACCTAGTTTGACTTCTAAGGCATTTAAGTACAATAATAGGATTACACCTCCTTGTGAAGAAGGAGATATAATTTACTTTCCAAGCAACCTTGGACATTATGTGTCAGACAACAAGAGTAAACAAGTAAGGGCTACTATAAGTGCTAACTTTGTTATTAAGGAGAAGCAAGATGCATAAAAATACTATTAACGAAGATCAAGTTTTTGAAATTAATCCAGACTATAGTGTAACTTTACAAAAGTTTGGTCCAACAAAGCAAAGTGTAGTAGTAGTTGATAATTTTTACAAAGATCCGTACCTAGTAAGACAGTTAGCTTTAGATATTCCTGCATCTCGTAATAAAAGAATACGAGGAAACAATCCTGCTTGGAGAGTTAATGCATTTTACGAACTAGATAGTATGGCTTGGATCTTTGATCAATTAGGTAGAACGTATTTTCCAGAAGTAATGAACTTTTATCCTTCAAATTTTATGGAGGAAAGTTTTAAACGTGCAACATTTATGGTAAACGTTATGCAAACTAATGATCTTCCACCAATTTGTCCTCATATGGATAATACAAGCGGGCATAATTTGGCCGCAACAATATACTTAAACAACGAAAATGAGTGTGCAGGCGGAACAAGTTTCTATACATTTGGTGGCCGCACATTTTACAGCGATCCAACTGTAACACATACATATGATGTTGAAGGTAGATTACCTGTAACTAGTTACATTAATGATAGTATACATGATTGGGAAATGATTGGAATGGTCCCAATGCAATTTAATAGAATGGTTTTATATAATCAGGCAATGCTACACTCTGCATATGTCAAACCTGGTATGTTTACAGATAATGTTTATAGACTAAATCAACAATTTTTTATATAGGAGAACACATGGAAGGTAATTACGACGGCGTTGAAGAATATCCAAATGCTTTTCCAATTGATTGGTGTAAGCAAATAATTAAACGATTCGAAGAAATGTCAGCTAATCAGTTTACAAATTTAGAAAGTAGCATGAAAAATCAAGACGAACGCATTATGATGGATTGGGCTAACCACAATTCAAGGTATCATGCTGACGAAGACTTGTGCCAATTTTTTTATTCTACTCTTAACAAAGTTTATACAGAGAAATATCGAAGTAAGTATGAAAGTCTTGGTGCAGTTATGCAACATTCACCCAAAGGAATGAGTGTGCAAAAGACTTTACCACATCAAGGTTATCATGCATGGCATTCAGAAAATGCAGACCTTAGTTCATCATCTCGTATATTAGCATATACAGTTTACTTAAATGGTGTAGAAGAAGGCGGCGAAACAGAATTCCTTTATCAAGGAGTTAAAATTAAACCTGAACCAGGAAAGTTATCTATCTTTCCTACATCGTTTACACATCCACATCGAGGCAATCCTATCTATAAAGGCGTTAAGTACATTGTAACTGGATGGTATACTCTTGATGAATAATAAAAAACTTAAAATTGCAGTAGTTGGCGGCGGGACAGCAGGATTTGTTTCAGCTCTTATCCTTAAACGCACTTATCCTTCATTGGAGATTGATGTAATACGTTCTACAAAGATCGGAACTATTGGTGTTGGTGAAGGATCAACTGAACACTGGTCAGTGTTTATGGATTATGTTGGAATACAAACTTCTGAACTTATAAATGAATGTGATGCAACATTTAAAACAGGTATTATGTTTGAAGATTGGTCATCTAAGCCTTATTTACAAAGTGTACATGATCCTTTTGTATCAGATCAATTAGGGGTACCAATTGCATATGCAAAGTTAATTGGAGAAAATGTTGACCCGAGAGACTTAACCGGAGATTATCTTTGGGATAATATGACACCATTTAGTAAATTTATGGAAGAACGTCCTAATGATACAGGAGTAAGTCAATACCATTTTAATACTAAAAAGTTAAATGACTTCTTAACAAGAAAAACACAAGAGATGGGGTGTAATGT